TTCAGTAGTGCGGTTCGTTTAACGTTGGCTTTGTGTGTGTATTGTGTAGCTTTCTAAAGTGGTGCGTGTTGGCGTGTGTGTTGTGTTTTTGTGTTTAGAGATGCGGCTACCTCCGAGCTAGACACACTGCATATCGTCGGCAGCGTCAGATGGGGATAAGAGACAGATCGAGTTGATGGAATCCGACACGTCGCCAAGGAGAAGCCCCAGCCCGGTGCCGAAAAAGCCCCCGTCCATTGACGGCAGGAAGTGGTAGGGCACGAAGTAACTGCCCCGCTTGATCTCCACCACGTTCCCGGCCTGATCAAGGCGCACGTCCTCTTGCCCGAAGTCAGGCACGATCCGCGCAACCTTCTGCATCTTGTGATGCACCGTGACGATGTAAGGCTCCGGGTAGCCATCCTCGTCAAGGTCAATCCGGCAATGCTGCTCAAGGAACAACTGCGACACCTGCCGCTCGCTCTCCTCGCCGTCCGCATAGACCTCCTTGCGGAACATGCCCGACCGAATGCGGGTTTCGATCTCGGACGGGAACAGCGGCAGTTCCTCAGTGCAGCGCGGCGCGTCATCAATGCACTTGACCGCATCGTTGACGACAAAGGCCCCCGGCGCGATGACCCGGCAACGGGGCCGGTTCTGCACCTGGTCATGCCAGACCTTGCGAATGACCGTCCCGACGATGGGCAGCATCACAAGGAGCTTGTCTGTCTCCTCCTCCCATTCCGTCATCTGGCAGGTCAACTGCCACGACATGAACGAAGCCACCCGCTCGCCGCGCCGCGCCTTCTGGCCGGTCTTGTCAACGCCCCAGACCTTGACCCTTACAACGTCCTCAGACGGGACAATCGCCGGATAGGCCCGCGCGTTGAATTGCAGCGCCGCCGTGGTGATCAGCGGGTACTTGACGTTGGCCGCGTTCTCCCACGGATAAGACTTGTCCTCCTTCACAAGCTTGGCGAGGTCGATTCCCCGCTTCATCTTGTCCTTCCAATCCTGCATGGATTCGAGGTCAGTCTGGTAATCCGCGCACACATCCCCGGCGATGGCCGCAAGCTTCTCCTCCGGCAGCATGTCCGCAAGGTTGCCAGCAGACAGGATGCCCGCGAGGATTTCAGCCGGTTGGATTTGCGGTTGATCGTCCAAGGTCAGTATCCTGTCACTTTGTTCACGGCCCGTTGGTCTTGCCAATCATCGGCCTCGTAAACGTCCGGCGCTTCGGCAAAGCGAAGCATCATCATCCCGTATCGGGTGGCGTCCATGAGGTCGTCGCGTTCCTTGACGATCTTGCCGTCCTTGCGGTGGTAGAGCCTGAACTCCGACCACCAGTCGGAAAGGTGCTTGAAAACCTTGAAGCGCCCGGTCTGCATCCGGGTCAGGATTTCCATGATCCCCGCTTCAACACCGTTTCCGCCGCTCGAATGCGTGGCGTGTTCGGCCAGCATCACCATTTGGGTTGATGCGTATTCGTCCCGCAGTTTCTTGCCGTCACCCTTGCCGGATTGCGTCCCGTCATGAGGCCACGCCCAAGGGAAGCGCCCCCACTCCTTCAATGTCGCGGCATGTTCCAGCGGCGTTGCGTGTCGCCTGCGGTAAGCTGCCACCACATAGATCGTGTCGCTATCCCTATCCCATGCCAGGGCAGCGGCAGCGGTCGGGTGATCCCATCCGAAGTCCAAGCCACCGATCAGCGCCCAATGCCTCGGGATAGGGAACGCATCAACCCCGATGCTTTCTTCCGTCACGGGGTAAATCTTGCCGGACCCGAGAACGGGAATTCCCTTTGTCCTGGCCTCAACCTCATGCGGAGGATAGCTGGCGATAATCTCCGCGCGACGTTCCGGTGTCAGGTGTAGCGCGTCGTCAATCGTCATCCGGGTTACAGACCGGCTCATTCGTCATCTAGGAACATGTGGACCACCTCGGACATGCCAAGAAGCGGCGTGAAGGTCAGGAAGATCATCCCGTCCTCAATCGTGTTCGTGCGCGTCAGGGCTTCCGTGTAAATGTCCAACGGCGGCTCCTCATCGAGCCAGACGCCATCCCGCACGGCCCCCTGCCACTTCTGCCGCCCTTGGTCATAGGACTTGAAGCCAAGCTCACTGATCCCGCCTGAGACATGCCTGACAAGGATCGTATCCAAGGCGTTCGCCACGCCCTGCCGCCTGTTCACGCTGATGATGGCGTCAGCCGGGATTGCCCCCGTGCCCCAAGCCTCCTCATCGGCGGGCGGGCCGACCAGCTTGGACTGCACCGTGTCCCCCGTCGTCTCCGTGGTGTCAGACCCCGCCCACCACTTGACCGGCCTGTCATACCTGCGACCCGGCCACCAATCCGGATACCGCCCGGTCAGGTGCGCCGCCGTCTCGATTGACCCGCACTCAGACTTGCCGACCTGGTTTGCAGCCATCAGCAGCCTTTCGCGGTTGCCCTTCCCGGCTGCGTAGAATTCAAGCTGCTTCGGATAGGGGACAAACAGCCCAAGCTTGTTAGTGCGCCGTCTCTTTTCTCGCTCCGCCGCCAACTTCGCTTCCAGAGCGGAGAGCGTCTCGGATGGCAGAGAGCGCAGCATCGAGTGCATCGTCATCCAGATCGTCCAGTTTGCCCGTCAGATCGGCGGTGAACACCGGAGCCTTGCCATAGCCTCGGTCAAGGATTTCCTTCGCTGCGGCGACCCGCACCCGCGCATCATCGTGCTCCATGGCATTAACCAGCACGTCAACGGCCTTGCCTGTGTGGGCGCGAGCGATTGCGGCAATGCCCTTGGGGCGTCCTCCGGGATTGCCCGTTACGCCCGGCAGGAAACGCCCTGATTCATCCCTGTTGTCAGGCACGACACTACCTCAGAAGAATTGCGATGATCGTTGCGCATGAAAATCCTAGCGCGAACATCTCCAGCATCATTGCGATCACGCCACGTCGATTATCGAAACCGTTCCCGGTTCGGCGCACTCGATTACGGTCATTTCTGTCGCCGAAATGTAATGGCCGGTGGAAGCGGTTGCTGCTACTCCGCCGAATCTAATACGCATTGCTTCGTCCGCGTGGATTCGCAGCACCTGACCGATGGACACGGTGATGGCGCCCCCCGCATCCGCGAGATTGGTTGCGGATGTGGACGTGGTGTGCGCGCCAGACGCGAACACTGTAGATGCGATGGCTGTCCCCGCCGCCGAACCTCGGTTGGTGCCGTATTTGCTCACTGAGAAGCTTGCGGTTCCCATTTCCTACCTCGTTTGTGTGATTGTGCGACCCAAGACTCCGCCTCCGCCTTTGTCTTGAAAAGCGGCGATCTGACATATCGGTTATGAACCGCCGGCCAGTAACTCGGCTTGTCTTTCCCTCTGGCGACGCTCAGGCGAACATATCCGCGAAAGCCGGACTCATGCCTAGGGGTTCCGCTTATCTGTTCATTGCGGGTTATGATGCCGTCTTCTTGCATTCTCCCGCCCCGTGTGATTGTGTGCGGCCTAACTGCGATCTGAAGGGTATTGGCGATTGCCGCAGGGCTTCAGGTTTGCCGCACCCCTACTACAAGCCCTTGTTCGGGGTCAGTCGTCGTCGCCTTGATACGCACCGGCCAGCATGTTGAATTTGAACTTCTCGATGAGCCAGAGCATGTCGCCGCCGTCCTCTAGCCCCTTGGTGGCGCGAACGTCCATGTGGCCGTCCTTTGACCATCCCAGGATCAGCACGTCGCTAAATTCACCGATGGCCTGTTCCAGAACGGCGTCAGGGTCTTTGTATGCGTCGGCGGGGAAGAACTTGATGACGTTATCGGTCACGTGCGCCTCTTGTGGGCTTCAATTCACTGTCCCGGACATGACTTCTCACTGACCATTCCGGTATGTAAGCGGAATGGTGGGCGTTTCTCCTGACACCCACGGTTAGGGCTATATGCCCGCCGTCCGGCTATCAGCTTTACCGGCCCGGATAATATGCCACTGATTTGGGGGCGCATCAAGTGTCCCGCTTAATTTCTTCCACCTCAGCCCGCGCATCGGAGATCATCTTCCTGACCTTCGGCGCGTCGGGGGTGTATACCCACCCCTTGACGTAGGTAAAACCTGCCGCCTCTAGCAGTCCCCGAATGGTTCTGTGGTCGTCTGTCATTTGCGCAAATCCGCCAAGCTGATTTCCACCTCATCCCGGCCAAGGATATTCACCGGGAAGCCTACCGTTGCCTTTTTATCCCCGACCTGCCTTGCTTCCACGGTCCAGCCTTCATAGGGGCCGCGAATGACCGTCACCTTGTCGCCCACGCGGATTTTACTCCGCTCCTCGATTTCCTTCACCATTTCCGCAATCCGCTGAGGCACCTGCGCCATTTGCATTATCACCCGCTCCGGGATCGGTTCATAGCTGACCACCCCGGTTATTTTACCGCGCGTCCGCTCGAAAAGCACGTCCCAATTCGGGTTTTTGTCCAGGACTGCAAACAAATACCTTGGGGCCACAGGTGCCATGTATTCGACAGACCGTCTCGGACCTCGGGCAATCTTGCGCCACTTCGATTCAACAGGGAACCAAGTTTCGGGCACCCCGTTTTCTTCAAGCCATGCAGCGGCTGCACGTTCGCCCTGGGCCTTGGTCGTGAAGATATACCACGAGGGGACACGAGCGCCGCACCATAGCCCCCTGCCCCCGAATATCGCCCGCCATTCGGCGTTGTCGATCTGCTGCCCGATGTGCATCTAGCCCCCTATTCAGCCGCCAGAAGGTCGGCGTATTGTCCCCATTGAACCGCCATGGCTTGCGCGATTCCGGGCGGTGTGTTGCTGCGCTTTTCTTCCCTGTCAGGACCGGGCGGCATTCTGTGAATGACCGACCATTTTTTGTGCTCATCCGTTCCCGGCATTGGTGGGGTGAGTTTGTTCGTCGGGCGTAGTGGCGGAAGCCCTTTGAGCCAGAAGCCTGTCGCCTTGAACACCGGATCGCCAAACCACCACGGCTGCACGAAGGGGCGCAGGTCGCCAATCAGTGCGCGAGCGTGGCAATGGGATATGGGGTTTTCAATCGCTATCCTCGGGGCGTTGCAGGCTTTGAAGGCGTTGAAGAATGCAGCACCTTTCCGCATCGCATCCCACATTTCCAGGTTGATCCCGTTTTCCTTCCGCCCGCCTATGTAAAGATGCTTTGCCCCGGCGTTTGTCAGGCGCTTGCAGACAGGATGCGCAATTACACCAGCCCACCGCTTGCCGATGTATTCAAGCGCGTCCCCCTGAATATGCGGGCCGGGCTTTCTTGTCGGCTTCAGGTCGATTGAAACGGCGTCAATGCCCATCGCAAGGAAGGCGTCCCGCACTGTCCCGGAACACTCGCACATGATTGCCCAGGTCACTCTAGCCCGCCTTCCGCTGCTCGACTAATCCCCACCGATACGGGATTTGCGCGCCCCATCCGGTGCCGTTCCTGTGGCGATAGGCGATGCCCTCTTCAAGCAACGACATGAGCACCTGATGCACCATGTTCGCATTGCGCCGGACAATCGAGACGACTTCCTTTTCTGTTGCTTCCCTGCGGTGCAAGGCCCCAAGAATGTCGTTCCTGACCTTCCCGCGGTATTCCCCCGAAAACAGCTTGCCGTCGCAGCTGAACATAGTCACGCGGTGGCCTCCCCTTCCGCCAAG